GATCATATCGGTCGTCGAGGCACCCGCGATCCCCAGCTTTGGAATATTGCTGATGACTACGCCGTTAATGCCGACCTGAAACGGCACAAGGTCGGTGAGTTTATCAAAACAGTTCCTTGTTTGTATGAAGCAAAGTACGACGGTAAGTCTGCCGAAGAAATCTATGATGACCTTTATGAGAAGGCAGAAAAGATTAACGTCGAGGATCTTATCGACCAAATGATTGATGATCATATGGAAGGTGAAAGTCAAGGCGAGAGTGACGGCGAAGAGGTTGACGGTAGTGGTAAGGTTAAAGGTCGTCCTAAGATGAGCCCTGAGGAGCGTGAGCGTGTCCGTCAGGAAGTCAAGCAGGCTATCATCAATGCCGCACAAGGTGCAGAAGCAGGTTCTGTTCCTAAAGGTGTTGAGCGGTTGATCAAGCATCATACTAACCCAGTTATGCCTTGGCGTGAATTGATTCAAACTAATTTGACAAGTGCTATTCGTACCGACTTTAGTTTCATGCGTCCTAATCGTCGCGGTTGGCACATGGATGCTATCATGCCTGGTATGACCCCGGGTGAAGAAATTGATGTTGTAGTTAGTCTTGATATGTCAGGGTCTATTACTGATAAACAAGCTCAGGCATTCTTGGGTGAGATTGCCGGTATGATGGATGCATTTGATGGATACCGAGTGCATGTATTCTGTTTTGATACAGAAACTTATAACCCACAGGACTTTACTAGCGAAAACTTGGATACAATTGATTCATATGAACCAGTTGGTGGAGGTGGCACTGATTTTGATTGTATCTTTAGTTATCTTAAAGAAAACGCAATTGTACCCAAGCGTTTGATTGTGTTCACAGATGGCTACCCTGGTGGTAGCTGGGGAGACCCTGACTACTGTGATACTACATGGATCATTCACGGTGACAAGGATCCAAATCCCCCGTTCGGTACATTCGCAATTTATACTGAGGATTGATTTGATATATGAATCCCCCGATAAGGGGGAAACTATATATGCTAGGAAAGCGGGATCTACAGAAAGAGTGTTAATATCAATGAGTGAAAAGGCTTGGTCTCGTATCAATGAACAAGAGCAAGCCGAAGTTTGGAAAGATATAAGAGAATTAGCAAAAACAAATCCATCATTAAATGATGTATTAGATAGGTTGTTAGTAGTTTATAACCTTATCAAAAAAGAAAATTCACTATGATGTATATTGGTACAAGTTTGGGTGGTTGCTTGCAGAGTATCCTAAGGGGCGAAGTGTCTGAGGACCAAGTTTTGATGATTATTACTAGGACTAAGTGTGAAACCTATGAGCAGTATGTTGGGGTAATTAAGTTGTATTATGATGAAGGTAATCAGTACGCTAGGAATTCTCAAAGGTACGACTTCTCAAGATTTGATTTTGAAACTGTCTCAGACTTAGCTGGTAAACTTTATAATTCAGGTAGGATTCACCAACCTAGGCTGTATTCAGATGGTCAGTATTTACCTATTACCTTTGCTTTTCAAGACCTTTGGTTAGAAGTAGTGCCAACCAATACAAACTCTTCACCCGCAGTACTAGATGCGTATGAAAAATATAAAATGCTAGCCACACTAACTCAATGACGGATATTGATTTTACAACTTGGTTTAGTACTAGGGAAGTTTCTTTCAAACCTCCACATTTCGTTACGACTAGTACCCATGTTACCGAAGAATCTAAATTTTGGATTCTTAATAACCTTCGAGGTAGGTTCGCATTAATTGAAGCTAGTGATTATATAACAAGAAATAAGAAATTTGTTCCTGCATTTGAAGACCCTAAAGAAGCAATTCTTTATGAGTTGGCTTGGTCTTGATAAATTTTTACTGTACAGTAAAAATCAATTAAATAATCACATAATCAAGGAGAATATGATATGAGTTTTTTAAGACATGTTGGAAAACATGGTGATCGTAAGGTTGCAGTAATCTTCCGCGAAGTACCCGGTGAATCACATATGTGTTTAGTCACATATACAGAAACGTTGAATATGCATATTCATGATCCACTTATTAAATGTATTGAAAGTGATATTGGACAGAATAGTCAAAATTTAGCTGATGCATTACATCGTACCTATACCAAAGATGGTAAACCTATTTTGCAAACTCTTCACCTTGAAGGACAATTGAAAAAGGTTCAAACTGCTCAAATTGTAATGACTCCTCAACCTAATACTCAGATTAGACTAGATGAATTGAATAAGATTTTAGATGAAATGCAACAGGGTGAAGAGGCTGTAAAACGATTAGCTGAAATGGATAAGAGCATGGGAATGCAAACCAAGTCTGAAGTTATCAGAAAGATGCGCGGACCACAAAATCCACCTGTTCAACCAAGCGGTGATGCATTAGGTGATCAACAATTAGCTAAACAGCGATTGGATCAAGCAATTAAGATGGAAAGTGAAGCACAAGGCCTTATGACTGAAGCAAAACGTTTAAAGGCAGAAGCAAGGTCACTTGATCCTAATGTATCACCTACTGGGGAAGCATCGATTGTGGTAGAGACCCCGGCACCAAAAGTAAAGAAATCAAGAGCTAAAGTGGTTGCATAATGTCACCTGAATTTATTGAAAAATGGGAACACATCCTTGAAGATGTAGAAAAACAAAAAATCCCTATTGGTTTTATTAAAAAAGTAGTAATTAAGTTAATAGGGAAGAAACAGCAAACTCTGAATATTGAGAAATTTTTAAATCAAGGTTTAGAACCAGAACAAGTAGAAGATTTGGTTAATAAAAGATTAACTGAATTAGATGATTTGGTAACCAGCGTAGAATTTATTCTGAATGTTCAAAGTATTGCCGATACAGTTCAACCTGAAACTGATAGATTACTTAACGGCCTATGAATTTGATTGTGGCTTGTGATCCAAAAGGTGGCATAGGTTACAAAAACAAATTACCTTGGAGTAAAATCGAAGGTGATTTGCTACGCTTCAAAAGACTAACACAAGACAAAACTATAGTCATGGGCCGTAATACTTGGGATAGTCTTCCAATTAAACCGTTACCCAATAGGTACAATGTAGTAATAACTTCAAGACCGCTTGAAGTACCTGATTCTATTAAAGTAATTACTAAGTTAGATGACTTTAAGTACTTACATGATCCTTGGATAATGGGCGGCGCTAATTTGATTAAATCCTGCTGGGAACAAATTACTAAAGTTCATTTGACTACTACCTTTGTTGAATATGCCTGCGATACTTTTATAGACTTAAGAAAATTACATAGCGAGTTTAGAATTTCTCATGAAGAGGTCCATAGTGACCATGCATATGAAATTTGGGAACGAGATTACCCTGACTATTGGAAATAAATGTGCAAATATATCTAGATTTACTTAAATACATACTAGAGAACGGTGAAGATAAAGATGATAGGACTGGTGTAGGTACACTATCAGTCTTTGGTAGACAACTACGATTTGATTTGCGAAAAGGATTTCCTGCTATTACTACTAAAAAATTAGCATGGAAATCTTGTGTAGGCGAATTGTTGTGGTTTTTAGAAGGTAGTGGAGATGAACGTAGACTAGCCGAAATTACACATGGTACTAGAGATGGTACTGTTACTATTTGGACTCCTAATGCACTAGCACCTTATTGGAAGCCTAAAGCTAAATTTGATGGTGATTTAGGAAGAGTATACGGAGTACAATGGCGAGATTGGAAAGTTAATACTATTAAATCTTCTAAGCATTATGTACAGCATGGCAAGCTTGATAAAACACATTACGATTCGACCGTATTAGAAAGATCGGTTGACCAATTGGCAAATCTTATCAAAGGATTGATTGAAGATCCCAATGGTCGTAGACATATTCTTAGTGCTTGGAATGCAGGTGAACTAGATCAAATGGCATTGCCACCTTGTCATATGATGAGTCAATTTTATGTAAATAAAAATCGTGAATTGTCTTGTCACATGTATCAGAGGTCAGTGGATGTTTTCTTGGGTCTCCCATTTAATATTGCTAGTTATGCCCTACTCACTCATTTAATTGCTCATCATTGTGACTATAAAGTAGGTGAATTAGTTATTAGCACCGGTGATACTCATATCTATAAAAACCATATAGAACAAGTTAAAGAACAACTATCCCGCGAACCATTGCCATTACCTACATTAATGTTGCCTGTAGAAAAAACAGACATTTTTACAATGACTATGAATGATATTCACCTAGAAGGATATAATAGTCACGGGCCAATTAAAGCGGAGATGGCAATATGAAAGACTATATAGAAACTAAAGTACATTACTTCAGTGTAGGTGATGCTGAAGATCCTGATATCTATGCCGCTCAACCCCTTTGGGAATTTCAACAAACAGAAAAGGGTAAGTGGATTATGGAAAATTCTATAGAACTACCAACTTGGCATAGACACCTGGATCATGATACATTTGGTTATAGGTATTGTGTTACCGCTAAATTGCCCAGAGAAAAGTACACTTTTTTCAAGTTAAAATTTGATTAAATTATTTGAGGCAGATAAATATATGCATGTGGATATTATCTGTTTTACCTAGTTATGCCATACATGTTTTATTGTCAGTTGGTATTTTTGGAGTAATACTAGGGTTCGTATTAGGGTTTATACCATTCATAGGTAAATATAAACTCCCTATTCAGATTATCAGTATATTAGTACTAACTCTTGCCTTATACTTAGAAGGCGGGTTAGAAAATGAACGACTATGGCAGATGAAAGTAAAAGAAGTTGAAGCCAAAGTTGCTGTATCTGAAACTAAAGCTGTAGAAAAAACAGTAGAAATACAAGAAAAGATTGTCAACAAAACCAAAGTAATTAAACAAAAGGGCGATGATATAATCAAATATATTGATAAAGAAATCGTTAAAAAAGAAGAGATTATCAAGTATATAGAAAACTGCCCAGTACCACAAGAAATTATTGAGCAACATAACAAAGTTATAAACTTAACTAATCAATCTTCGGGAGAGAAGAAATGAAAAAGTTAATACCATTGATATTACTATTATCAGCCTGTGCTGCCACACCTGTTCCTATAGAGCGTAAATTTCCTCCATACCCCACAGCATTATCAGAAAAATGTGAACCATTAAAGCCTGTAGAAAATAGTGATAAGGTAGCAATTACAGACATGTTAAAAACAGTAGTAGAAAACTATGTAACATACTATAATTGTGCAACCAAAGTTGAAGGTTGGCAAGAATGGTATACTGAACAGAAAAAAATATTTGAAGATGTAAATCAAAAATAACTCATAAATACATTATGAGGTTATGAATTATGTCTACACAAGAAATCATTAATATAGGTACATCTCCTAACGATGGACAAGGTGATCCGTTACGTACGGCTTTCGCTAAAATAAACAATAATTTTACCAGTTTATTCAACACCACGTTTAGTACGTCCACTGCGTATTCTATAGGAAATTCTGCCAATCAAGTAATTTATACTGCTCCTGTTGCAACCTTTACACAG